AAGCGATCTCGCGCGTGTCTGGGAAACAGCATCCTACGGGCCCGGCGAGCACTCTGAAAGGTTAGGCTATTACGGGTAGCACAGGGGAGATGGACACTCGACTCGGGACATCAACTGCTCCTCTTAAAGATAATAACGAAAGCGTGGTCTCCACGCCTGACACCGACCAAAGGTGGGAAAACTAAATCAATGTGGGAGTCACCTTCTTTACGACGAGTGTTTGAAACCATGGATTTGATCGCAAACCTTCCTAAGGCTATAGACCTCAACCCTTCCGCGTTTTCGGACGTAGACGGCAAGTTGAGGCTCTCTTTGGGCATATCTCACGTGGTGTCAGGTGAGGTAGGCGCAACTGAGCGCATCGGCAGCGCCGATGTTGTCTATATCCTAGACTTCGCTAAAGAAACAAACCTCCCGGTTGGGTTAGACCGTACCGGGACCACGTTCATAGGCGTTCAGTCTGTGGACTTTATCCACCAGCAGTTGCAGCAACTCCGACCTAGGACGTCGTATTCCGTGGAGCACGTCTCGAATGGCAAATTCGACTTCCGTGCTTTCATGTTCGTACTAGGTGCCGCTTTTGCTTCTGGGGCTGCGCAAGCTCCTATCAGCTTCTCATCCCGTGCTAGCGGGTATAAGACACTCAACACCGGGTGGCTTGTACCAGATATCGGTGATGTGACGATCGGGCCTAACCTGGCCCAAAACGCTAACCAGTTTGTCACACTCCTTGCCCTATTTGGCGAGGCGGGGGTTGACAACGTGACAGTCCTCTCCGACTACGTCCCAGGTACTACGGGAAACGTCTTGACCGGGCGAGGGTTGTCCAAGTTTTGCTGGCGTGTCGCTCTGAACGTCCTAAACTCGGCACAGGAATGTCTTTGCTTCGGGTCGCACTATACGGCATTCTTTTCTGGGATGACTGCCGTTGTGACTCTTAACTCCCACACCGATGAAGGAGGCTGGATCAGGCGCATGTTCCGCAGAGTGCAATACCCGCGGTCCACTGGTATAGTCTCCGGGATGGGACGGGAGTTCATTGGGTTCCCCCTCCAAGAGTCAGTGCCGAAAGAGGACACTCTACGCATCCTATGCGGGTTATACCTCGGGACCGCGGCACTGATCCATCCCGCAGATATCCTCGTCAACGGCCGTACATCAGTATATGAGCGTACTGAAGTGCCGACACAACGCCTCAGCGATTTCGGTACGCTCACGTCGGACGTTATGTCCGTCATGAACAAGTGGCGTGACCTGATCTGTGACCAGTACGGGTTGCACCATGACGCTTCGAGTGATCTGGGCGCGTACTACAATTATCTGCGGAACCCCGGGGCTGACCGCCACATGGATACGGACGTGTTTGTCCCGTTTTTCTGGATTGAGACCTCACCCCTTATCACCATGGAAATAGACGGATACTGGCTCCCTGCTCGACTGTCGAAGGTAACCACCTTGCCTCTCTTCTCCGCCAGGAACGTGCACCACACAGGGTACGCGGTGGATAAGAAGGGCCGCATTCCGCCCCGGTCTGCAGTATGGTTAGAGCGTAATCCGACCACGTTTCGTAAGGAGGGAGCGTCCTATCTATTGTCGAGCGCGTATTCGCCCGACAACGGCTTGGGGCAATTTGTGCTTGAGCCGGACCTCGATGGCCGGGCCCCACCTGCGATGGCGTTTGTTGACGGAGGAAATGTCAACCTGGCCAACATGCGTTGGATAACGCCGCACAACCCGATGCCTTGTCCAGTTGAAGGCATGACACTGGACGTCACAACCTTCCGGATGCACTCGGTCAGTATGCGATTGGATCCGACGCCGGAGGAACTGATGAAGGGGACTGTGGAATCACGGCTCTCATCATTCTTCATCAAAAAAGATGCGCCCTCGGGGAGTGGACGTATTCATAAAGATGTACCTCCTCATATCAGGCGCGTCCTGAAAATGAACGGAGAAGACTTCTCCGCGCTCAGGTCATTGGGCGTCATCTCTCTTAGGGAAGCGGTTGTTCCTGCCCGGACTGACACCGCCCCTAGCCCCCCTGATGACCCAGGGGAGAAACTCACAGCTACTGAGACTACAAACCCCCCGCTTACTGACCCTCCTCCCAGCAGACTCTCTGTTGAACCCTCTGACTCAGGGGTTAAACCGGTGATGCCATCGGTCAAAACCCCCGGTAAGCAAGATGACCAGTCGGGAGACGGTCATTAGCTGCCTCCCTGGCAGCGTAAGGGGTCGGCTGGGAGGTAAGGCTCAGTCAGTTAGCGAGGGGTTAGTTTGTGTTAAAGTAGCTGTGGCAGCGTGTGGGGTTCGGGCAGGACTCATCGTTGCATTAGAAGTATATGTTATTCCCCTTCAGTGTGATATCGAATATACACTTGAAGATTTATTGTGGTATACTCAGTGTCGTTTAGCCAGGGGCGGCAAGGGGGTGAGTAATCCTGGTAGTGTCTCCAGAAACGGGTCCAAGCGGAACAGGCCTACACTGGAGACTCCTGTTAGTAAGTACAGGGCGCTTACTATCAGGTATATGCGTATCTTGAGGCGCGGGGAGCGGCTTTCGCCCCCAGTTGACAGAGGAAAGGGTGATTTCGACTCGAACTCTGAAGACTGTTGGTGGAAGGGCGCTATTAGAGATACAGACGTGTTCCCTCACAAGTTCGGCGCGCGTACAGTCAAAATCAATGTACGCTTCGATGACTTGTGGGCGGACGTTAGAAGGGCATACCCGGAGGTGGCAGCAGTGGTTGGTAGGGATCGGCTGGTTCTAGAGGGTATGTACAACGATGAAGCCTGTGGCTGGCTGCTGTATCTATGTGGAGCATTCAGCACGCTGGGTCCTGCTGCTTTCGCACTGGTGCGTGTTTTTGGGAAGGACTCACTATTCCTGAAGGAGCTTAACACGGTGGCCAAGTCAGTAGGGGCGCAGGCCAAGAAGTGGGGTACGTGTGTATGTGAGCTGGGGGCACTCGCGGGTCGCGGTGTCGGAGCTCTGGATGTGTCGGGCGATGTGCGGACCCGCGTAGATATTGACGCCTTCATGCAGGAGAAAGCAGCGATATGCGATCGCGCATTACTAACGAGCTGTATCGAACAGGTCGTGAGGGATGAAGTAGGGGTGAGGCCTAGGTGGTCCCCAGCGGCGGACTACTGGACCCGTCGTTGGATGTACACGAGACCTGGCGCCCATAGCAGGTACGCAGAGGAAACCTGGTTAGGAGATCGTGTGCACCTCCCGCCAAGGCCGACTAGGAGGGAATTTGCTGAGCAGGTGAGTACGAACCTTGTCGCTTTGGGTGAGCCGAGGGTCGACGCCGGATTTAGTGAGAAGGAGGAGCATGGTAAAACTAGGGCAATATACGGTTGCGATACCCGAAGTTACTACACGTTCGACTTCTTACTTAGGCCGGTCGAGGCGGTGTGGAGGAGTAGGCGTACTATGCTTGACCCGGGGCGGAAGCTGCAGAGCACGTTATATCCAGACTTAGCGAAAAGGCCGG